TATCTTGGCTCCATCAGTAACGGTCAGCTTACCAGTGGTAATATCAGTGGCACTTATGACATTTGCGAGCAATGCTCCGGTTACAATGGCAGAAGCATTAATCAAACTGGTTTTGATATACCCACCCTCTACCACTGTTGTATCCAACTTTGAAAGGGATACGGCATTGTCATAAGCAAGGCTGCCAAGATTGTTTTTAAGAGTATCGCTGTATGACTTGGCAGATGCAAGAGCGTTGTTTGCTTTGGTGGCAGCGTCTGTTGCAGCAGCGGAAACAGCATTGCTTTGCGCGGTATTGGCTTTGGTAGTGGCATCAGTAGCAGCTGTACTGATTGCAGAAGATTTTGCACTATCTACATATCCGGTTGTTGCTTTACCGTTAATGGTCGATTGGGTACTGCTATCAAAAGATGAAAAGGTGATTAATCCGGTAAGGGCTATTTTCTTTCCCAGCATTGATATGCCGGTCTGATCCATTGTAAACTGGCTCTTAATTTCATCCGTAGTAGGACGGAGAGCTATTGATGCATCAACATCTTCGGGAGATGAGGTAAAATCAGTAGCTTTGGTGCCAAGCTCAAGCTTGATATTACGAATATATATAGTAGCGGATGTACCGTCAGAACTCCCATTATGATCTATTCTCAAGCGTAAATCAGTTACCCCATCAAAACTTGCATTTGTCGTAAAAAATATTACAGTTTGATGCCAATTTGTTCCTTTGGCAAAGGTCCAACTTCTTATTGCGCCATTAGTTTGATAGTTATTGCTTAAAATAAACAAATCTCTACCATTTATTTTTGCATCTTCTTTTGATTCAAATGATAATACATAGTTTTGATTAGGTTTTAATCCAAAAAGAGGGCTTTGAATATATGCAGATTCACCCGTAGAGCTTGCAGTACAATGAAATTCAGACCCATTAGGAGACGCATTACTCCACCCATATCCATTAGATGTCCCATTTATTAAGTTTCTACCACCAATTTGTATTTCGTCAGCAGCTTGTTGAGCTATTGTTTGAGTCTGACTCTTAACCGTCAAATTGATTGCATCAGGGGTAATCTTCGCTTCAGCAGAGGAAACACGCGTACCAAGAGCAGTCAAATCGGATTGAGAAGCTTTCAAGGCTATCTGATTTGTATGTTGCGATATCGTAGTCTCAGCAATGCTTACCCGGCTACCCAATGTATTGAAATCTGTTTGGGATACCTTTGATGATATAGAGTTATTGAGGATTGTCAGCTGTGAACTAAACTCTGTTTTGGTAGTAAAAGTGTTATTTGAATACGTTTTCGCATTGTTTTCCGCCGTATTCGCTTTGGATGTTGCATCTGTTGCAGCAGCAGAAATTGCGTTATTCTGGGCTGTATTAGCTTTGTTCGTGGCATCGGAAGCAGCTGCGCCAATTGCAGCAGACTGAGCAGCATTAGCTTTTGTAGTTGCATCGTTACTAGCTTCTGTACGTGTAGGTATATCATCCACATCGGTCATGTCAAATACTGTGGCATAGCAAACATACCATATCAGGGGAACAGATGCTGTAGGAGTCGAACCACCGGAAAGATAGAAAAAATTAGTCGATGAAAATGAACCGGTAGAACCGCATACTACTTTAAACGCATACTCTTCCCATTTGCCTGTTCCGGCATGATCGGTAAGCCAATTTTGTGCCCCACCTGAACCGGTAGCATTAGATGAGAATTCAACCGTGTATCCCGATGGGATATTTGCAACAAAGCGAACTAAGAGTACCTGATTAGCTTTGGTTTGTGTACCAAAATAAAATCCACCCCAACCGGGACTTGCTGAACCGGATGTAGTGATCTTGATACAATAACCTGAACCGTTAGGATTACCGGATATGCCGGATACACGGTCACGAGTTACCAAACCATTGCTGGTATTGTTATAAGCAGATACACCATTTACCCCACTGGCAAATATAGGATCCCGATACAGCATTTTACCCTTGCTCATGGCTGTAGCAAGTTCTGCCGCATTCGTAGCCTGGACAGTTTTAGTCGTAACCTCGGTTACCTGCAGAGTGATGTTACTGGCCGTTTGATTGATCTCACTTTGTTTGGTAGTAACGGCAGTCAATACATTTGATGCCGCACTGGCGGAACCGGCTGCCGAAGTGGCACTACCGGCGGCATTGGATGCGGAAGTAGCCGCTGCGCCGGCTGAACCGGATGCGGCGGAAGCTTTACTACTTGCCGTATCTGCGGCTGTGGCGGCGGCTGTGGCTTTGGAAGTAGCGGTTGATGCACTTCCGGCTGCTGAACTGGCACTGTTTGCAGCATTGGTGGCACTTGTTGCAGCTTGTGTAGTCTTGGTTGTTACTTCACTGACTTGCAAGGTAATATTACTTGCCGTTTGGTCTATGCTGGACTTCTTCTCTGTAACTTCTGTAAGTATATTAGCTGCATCACTGGCAGAACCGGCAGCCGACGTAGCACTGTTTGCAGCAGCACTGGCTGAACTGGCAGCAGCCGTTGCCTTAGACCCTGCCGTAGAAGCACTGCCAGAAGCATTTGTCTCACTCGTTTTTGCATTTGTAGCAGAAGTAGAGGCCTCACCCGCCTTAGTGGTTGCGGTATTGGCAGCATTCGTAGCAGTTGTTACCTTAGTTGTGACCTCGCTAACCTGTAAGGTGATGTTACTTGCAGTCTGGTTTATACTGCTCTCTTTGGTTGTAACCTGAGATAGGATATCAGCCGCATCATCAGCTGCATCTTGTGCATCACTGGCTTTTTGTCCGGCCGTGGTGGCACTCCCGGCAGCAGCTGTTGCAGAATTTGAGGCTGCCGTAGCCTTTTGCCCGGCTGTAGATGCAGAGCCTGCAGCTTCGCCCGCTTTTGTACTAGCAGTAGAAGCAGAACCCTGTGCCAATATGGCTGAGTTTCCGGCATTAGTTGCCGCTGAAGTAGCTTCAGTTACTTTGCTCGATATTTGCCCCTCACGAATTTCAAAGTTTGTTTCTACTGTGGTAATCTTACCATCGGTATAAGCATTAGATTCAGATTGAGCATCCGATATAGCATCTTCCACCGTCTTACCGGATAATAGTCTGAATATACCTTTCAAATAAACATTGATGCCATACAACCCGCTGCCCGATAAAGCTCCGAAGTCAGGATCAGTTATACCTGATAAATTCCCTGTGCGGCTGATCAGTTTGCCAACCAACGAATATGAGTTGATGCCCGCATAATCATCCCGGTATGGTGCGTCATCACCCACTGCGCAATCTATCTGTGCTTTCTGACGGGCTACTACCGTTCTGTTACCCAGTACAGCCACTTCATCACCTACTTCGGGGTTGGCACTGCCGGTTTCACAGTCAGACTTACTCAAGTTGAAATAACCTGCGCCGGCTGATGTTACCAAACGCCAGTAACGTTTCATGCTCGTACCTGTGAATGTCTGACATAACACTTGGTCATTAGCTACGAAATCATCCGTACTGTCATGCTCGCATTTCCAATATGTACCACCGTCGGTGACTTTCTTTAGCTTACCACCGGCAGCGGATCGGATAACCATACCTCCCTGATGGACTACTTTTTGCACAACCAACTCAAATATAAGGAACGTCTTTCTTACAGTTAGCTCATCAAACTCACCATGCCATAACCCGTTTTCGTCTTTCCATATCTTAAAACCTGAACCAAGGAAGCCAGACACGAAAGAGTCGGATGTAAGATAGTCACGGATGATGCCGTTCATGATATCAGCTGTATTCTCTACAGTCAGATCGTGAGTCTTAGCCAAAGCTTGTATTACAGCATTGAGCGTTGTTACTTTATCCGATACAGTAACCGTTTTTGCCGTGGCGCCATTGGTTACCTCTAAATCAGCGATCTTAGCTTTGATACGGGCTATTATATTACGCACTTCAGCATCACCGTTGGCATCTAACTTAGCACCGGTTTCACCCGTTAAAAAGTTCCCAAATAATACGCCTTCTTTTGCCGTGATTATTTTTTCTGATACTAAGCCCTTGATAAAGGTTATTAGCCCGGCAGCTGAATCATCATTCTTTCGTGATAAAGCTCTTTCAATTATTTCCTTTAATGATCTTAATGCAGAGAATACATTACTATCAGACGGCTCCCGCTCATCATTATTCTCCAATATGGTGACCGTTGCTCCACCATAACCACCGTTTATGGTCGCTGTAGAGGTTTTTATCTCCGCAATTTGATCCTCTATCTTATCTTTCCATTTCTCATCTAGGTAATTGGATACGGTGCAAGTCAATTTGCCTGTATACAAGTTCCGCTCAATGGCTGTGACCCGGATCAATTTACTGATATTGTGCAACGGCACATTGATTGTTATCAAATCGCCACAATGCAATTCAGTATTGTTCTTCCGCAAATATCGATAGTCAACGTTTAATTCAAATTTGACGCGCTTTCGGCAATAGTATGCCAACCAATCAGTACCTTTTTCACGTAACTTGGTAATAGCGTTTGTTTTGTAGGTACCGGACAATTTCAACCCGGTGAAATTGAACAACTCACCTCCACGAAGATATTTTGAGGACGAAGGGATATTTGGACGGCTCCCTGTATTGGGATCAATTGCAGCCAAATCATCTTCCTGATAGATAAGCGTGATCTTTTTAAGGCTATTGTCCCACTTGAATTCGAACGATTTGCCCATAAGATCACCGGTAAGGAAGTTTACTCTGGCTTCATCACCGACAGCAACATCGGCAATATTAAAATCAATCTCTTGGCACAGGAACTCTCGACTATTATCCCCACTCACGTTTCCTACAGAGCCTTGAAAGGTAGGATGAATACTATCAAATACCACCACAGCCTCAACCCCTCTTTGACTTTCGGATAAGTTCTCAATGTATCCCTCCGGAAGCATTAAACGTCCATCAGAATCACCTTCACCTGGTGTAATATTTTCTGTTCCACCTTTTACATAAACACGTGTAACTAGGTCACCGTCATCAACGTTTTTACGTTCTACCTCATACAAACCCTTTCCTTCACCTTGAGTAAACACTAAACCTGTTTCATTTTCAATATGGGAAACAAAATTGATTGTTTTGTTGGTGACGTAATATTCCAACCCAAACTTAGAAGCAAAGGAATCAAGTGCATCCCGACACTTAGTTGTTTCCAAAGTCAGGTTCATATAATCAGTTTCAGGACAAAGGCCTATCTCCCAACCCGTATCTACTCCAAGCGGATTGCTGACAACATCATAATTGATATTCCAGATAAGTAGCTCCAAAAAGTCGCGAAGCTTGCCTGTAAGAGTCACTGTAGTGCTCCCCGTTATTTTATTGCAGTAGATTTTATCGATAAGTGTATATATAGGAGCTTCAAAAGAAATGTCGTAGGAATGTTCTTTTTCCGAAGATTGTTTATCCTCTGGATCACGATTTATCCTGTATTTTACTCCATCCAGCAGAACGTAATCCCCTTCAGCTAAGTATAAAGGATCCTCAGTAACAACAGATAGCGTCACCTTGTCTTTATCCATTATGCTTTGGCTCAACGAAGCATTCTCTTTTGAAATGGTGCAAACCGTAGTTTCAACACCATCCACAAGCCTATATATACTGATTAACTTATCCATTGATAACCCTGCATTTTAAGTCAAACTGTAGCACCCGCGAAGACAAGCAAGTAACCGTCGTTCCATCTTTAAAATATACAGAGCGGGCAGTATTACCGGGCAGTTTCAGAGTATGCAGCCCCGGACTGATACATAGGGCATTGAACTGGGACATTTTATTGTATAAATCAATAATCCCGGTACCTACCATCTTACATTGCACACTTAAATCATTATACGACCGATAAGATGTTGTGGTATATGGCAGAGTCGTGCTTATGTCAATTCGCTTGGGCTTGGTATTGATATCCCGGAATGATGAAACGAATATTCCGAAATCTCTCACCACGTTATAGGAGTCCAGCATATAATCACCACTTCCCGATGCAGAAATAGATATGTTAACAGGAAAATAAGGATCTTCCCAAAACGGGACTTTCACAATTGCTAAACAGTTGAACGCGTATTCCGTGACATCAATTTCGTCTTTTTGAATGACATTAAACTCTCCTACTTCGGTCCATAGTTTTTTGCATGCGATGCAGGCTTCTTTAAATGCGGTCAGTTTAATGTGTAGATCAGAGAGCGTACTTCCTTTAATGACAACATTAAGAGTCAATGAGCGGCCTTCTAATTCTATATCAGAAGCGTCGACAAAAGGCTCTATGGATGTACCCCAATCATATTCTGTCGTTCCAATCCTTTTTGGAAGATTAAAAATACCGGATAAAGCTATTTTCTCTCCTGATGCATTCGTGGAATGAGCTCCAAACTCACCCAGACTGACATTATCAATTTTATAGTTCATGATTCTTACCTCCCTGATGTATCTTTGGTGTTCTTTTTAATCTCTGAAAGCTCACTCTTCAAGTCTTTAAAGCCTGTATCGAGCTTATCTATCAAACCATCAGTGTTGTCTGCAGTACGCTTAGTATTAGCATTTATTTGCCGAGCTTCATCTACTAGGTTTGATATATAGTTCATCTCCGTAGCATAATCCTTAAAATGTTCTGCCGTCATTTCTTTTAGTGCCCGGAGATCAAGAGCACCCATATTCATCACTCCCAATACTTCGGAAGCCGTACCCTCGGTTAAAGCCGCTTCCACTTTACCGGTAACGCCACTTTCTTTACCATCATTCAAATAACTAAACTGATCATTAATCAATTTTGCAGACTCCGTAGCCCCGTTGATAATACTATTCTTAAGATCATCAAGAGATTTCTGCTCGTCAGAAGATATACTTCCATCTTGAAGAGACTGTGCCCAAAGGTTATACCATTCTTTCAGTTTATCCTTGTAATTATCTACAACAAAGGCTTTTATTATCGATTTCCTCATATTATCAGCCATGTCATCAGATATTTCCTCGGCAGTAGACTTTACGTCATAGAGAGAATCTAGAAAGTTATCGAATAAAGAATCGAACGACATTCCGGTTAGATTCTCATTTAAGGTATCTTTTAGTTCTTCGGCGCTTTTATTTGCCTTGATAATATCTTCCAAATACCCCCTCACATCACCGTCCAACTTAGCCCAGAAAGTAGGAGCTTCATCTTGCAACTTCTTCAACTGATCAACAGATAGATCGAATAGTCCTGTCATACGACCATCACCGATACCGTATTGATTAAATGCGCTTCCTAATGCTGATTTAGCCTCATTCCAAGCTTGAGTACTCATATCCTTACGCTGCCTAACTCCAATTGAGTGAGAGCCTGCAGAAGCTCCGGCGTTTAATCTTTCCCGCCCTAATTCTCTAGCAGAGTCAGCCGATTTATCAATAAGGGATTTAGCATATTCGTATGATTTAGTAGCATTGGCATTATCCAGAGATGCAACCATTTCTTTTTGCCGTTCTATAACATCATCAAGGATATTAATATATGATTCATACTCTTCTTTTGCTTTGTTGTATTTATCGTAGTTTGCCCCAAAAAGCCCATCAAGTGAAGTTACAACTTTTGAGATACCACTGACAGCAGACATTGCACCACCAACAATATCTCCGGACATTATCTGTCCTACTCCTACAGCCGTTTGTCCTAGCCCTCCAACAGCACCAGCTATACCTGATATTTTATTCCCTAAATCATCACTACCAAAGATATTCCCAAGATCTTGCCCAAATTGTTCAACAGCAGGAGAAAAGGCAGATACAGCACTACCAACATCTGAAATACCTTGAGCGATATTATTATTCCCTCCACTTTTTATCTTATCTATTGCGTCTTTTAAATCCTTTTTAAATTGAATGAAAGGGCTCTTACTACCCAGTTCACCCTTTAACTTCATAATTGCATTTCGAAGAGATTCAATTTCCTGAGTAGATTTTTCAAGATTTTGCAGAGTATTATCACTAACACCAAGATTGAGTATATCATTCTTCGAAACTTTCTTACCGTTAATTGTTGCGTTACCCTGCTCATCCTTTATTGTTTCAAGGTATTTCATCAAAAGTTCGGACTTATTAATGATAGCTTGTATTTCGTTTACACTTTTTCTTGAAGCATCTGCAAATAACTGCCCCATAAGAGTTGCACTATTCCTAACTGAATTGTCTAATTCATCCAATTCATTTTGCATTTTCTTATTTAAAGTTGCTTTCTCTCCATCTGTTTGAGCATTGTCTATCTTATCCTTGTATAGATCTTGTATTGCTTTTCTTTTTTCAAGATATGTACCAAATTCTTTTAAATATTCGCTCCATGATAATTTAGAGTTTTTATTAAAATCAGACTGGGCCTTTTCAAATCCTGCAATCCCATTTTTATATAATTCATCAAAACGTTTAATATCTTCATTTGATAAAGCAATACCGGAAGCATCAAAAGATTTTCCCTTATTCTTCGGATTGGCTTCAAAAGCAGATCTAGCATCATCTACTTTCTTACGTAGTGCATCTTCTTTCTGCCGATCGATAGCTTGCATTTCTTTCTCAAAATTAAATTCCATTTGAGCAATGGTCTTTTTACTTCCCTCATCCATAGTCTTGATTCGGGATTCGTCTACTTCTGTTTGTAAGTCCTCTGCAGCACGCTTCTCTTCAACGGATTGCTTGGATAGAAGTACTTTGTATTTATCAGTTTGCTCACGGAGCTTTATTGCCTCCTCCTGTGCTTTTTTAGCGGCATCCTTATCCTTTTGGTAGGTATCACTGCCATTATATTCATTTATTCCAGCAGAACTCAAGTCTTTAGACAATTCCGAGTTTAGTTCATCAGCTGACTTCATCACATGATTACCCCAAATTAGATGCATACGAGCATTTATACGAATTTCTTCTGCTCGTTTTTTCCGGTTAGCTTCCGCATTGGCCATATCAGATTTATCATAATATGCTTCTGTTGCATTAACTTTATTGCCTGAACCCGATGACACAGATCCAGCATCAAATACTGATCGAGATTGGCGTGTTTTCTTAAAATCGTCTTCTATTGGGGCTGCGCTTTCAATGAATTGTGCTTGTAATTCAGCCTTTGCCATCTTTTCATACTCTTCCTGCGCTATTTTCTGATAAGCAGCTGCTTGTGCACGCAATTGCATGGCTTTAATCACAGAACCGGTGTTTTTAACAAGAGCGTTTTCCGCTTCATTGACAGTATTAACCGTTATTCCAAGGCTGTGGAAAGCATCTTTATTGTCTTCAACGAACTTTTTCTTTTTCTTAAGACTATCTCCCAAAGAATCCCATCTCCTAATTAGGTTATGAAGAGTAACCATCTGATCTGCCATTGTACCTGAAACAGAATTTATAGCATCAGATATTTGCTTCTGAGCTTGTTTCTGTCTCTCAGCTGCCGCTGATACACTATCACTATGCTTCTGCCAAAGTACAATGAGAGCTGTAATAGCAATAGACAACCCTAGCGTAAGTGTAGCCATAAGAGCTTTTGCAGCAACATTTGAAATACCAAGAGCTATCGACAAACGAGCAGTTGAAGCTGTCAATAAATCATTGGCCTTGGCAAGTAATACGCGGCTGAAATAGGAGTCTTTGTTGAGAGTAGTGGCTACTTGCTGCAACCCTATTGTAATGGCCATAACTGATTGTAACCGGGTTTGTATTTGAGTTAACTTCTCGTCTTCCGCACCAAATAAAGAAGCCACTCCTACTCCCGCACTCATAGCTCCGGAAAGAAGATTTACTGCTTCAACTGTAGACCTAATATTCCTTTCATCATCACCAAAGACCTTTCCTTGTGCTGCGATATCACCTTGTAAGTCTGTCAACTCTCCCAATTTTTTCATAGCAGCAGTATAATCTTGAGTACCTTCTTGCATACGGGACATCTCTTCTTTGAGTTGTCGAATCTGAGACCTTAATGATGCTGGAGCAGCACTAGTGGTATTCATTTGAGCCTCTAATTCTTCCAATGCTACTTTATCTTCTTGCAAAGCTTTTTTTGCAGCATTGAGTTCCTGTATTGCGAACAACTTAGCCTTGCCAGGAGCAGCATTCTCAAATGTATTTTGAAGCCTTTTTATATCACTTTCCGTTTGCGTTATACCGGCCTTTAAATCCTTTATTCTATCAGTAATACTGACAACTCCTTGCCCAGCCGCCTCGAAGCCCTCTTTCATTTTGTTTCCCTGCTGAACGATCGAGTTAGTCATGTCTCTGACGATCTTTTTACCCTGCTCGGCATCTTCTGCCAATCCGGAGTTATCTATACCGGTAGCCATATAAAGCGCATTATCCCTATTTAAGATTCCCATAATGTTTTATCTTAAAATATAAATCCCTTGCATACTTCACAGCACACAAGGGACACAACAACTAACACATTTCAAAAATCATCTATGAGATCACAATTTCAATTATAAAATATAAGCATTGACATACTTTACTCATCAAGATTAATCTTCCCTCCGATATCGTAGTATTTCTTATAACGAATTGTTTTCGTAGGATCATCAAATGAAGGAAGTTCTACCCATTCATAGTTTTCTCCATTCTCATCAGTACCTTTTTTCATAGATAATCTCTTTTCACGTTGCACATAAATAAACTCTTGTAACATTGCTTCTATCAAAGCTATACTGCTATCAAGTGTATCTGCATAATTTAATCCTAGACAATCATGTACATTAACTAAGAATCTTGCCTGGCTGATTCCTGCCAGCTCGTTAGATTCTTGTGAGCGGCTATTATCTCCGTCTCCGTCTTTAATGGGCTCACGTTCTGAAGCATCGTGATAGATTCGCAAAAAGGGAAAAAACCTATTCTATAAATAATTGCATTGAGTAATATTCTCAAATCATCCCACGTTGTATTATCAACCAAAACATCGCGAAACCACTGCGGGGGATCACTCTTTTTATTATGTATGCCAATGCAGATAATATCAATGATCAATTCATCGTATTTTGCCATCAAATCAGCAAGATCTACATTTACTTCATCTTTACTCACAATTATGCGGTCCAGATCCTCTTTTTCTATTTGCAGAATAAGAGGTCGTATTCTAAACCATGTCCTAACTGTTATTGGGCGAATAACAATACAATCTCCCGGCTCCTTTCCTTCAGGAATAGATTCTCTGTTCTCAAAAGCAAAAGGTATTGATATTGCTTTCTCTGTGATAGTCTCAGACTCAAACTGTGAAAGGCCTTTTATCATATAGCTACATTTTATTGAAAAGCCGGAGGAAACCTCCCCCGGCCTGACACATTAATAAACCTTATAAACAAATGATTATCCGGCAACAGGTGCAAGCACTTCACGTATAAATGCCGTTTTCTTATCACCGGTAGCTGTAATAGCAGCCTGCTTATAAACCCTTACAAGTAACAGTTCCGGTTGCTCAGCTCCGGGAGCTTGTGATAACTTTGCAGATACCTTGCCGTTCACGATAGTGTAGCGGACATATTTCCCATTACGTACAGGAGTATCCATCTGAAAAGACTTATTGATATCCGGTGTTTCAACGGGTTCACTCCATTTATCAGTTTCGGGATCAAGCTCCCCTCCTGCCAACTCCTTGATAACGTTATTTGCCGCAGTAGGAATTGAAAACTCGATATAATCAGTAGAGTCCTTTACCAGTGTTACATAGAGAGGATCAGAAGAGCCTTCGACATCGATACGCACTTCTTTGGGGTCTTGAAAATTAAATGCTACACTACTTTTTGTAGGTAACGGGAGATCTGTAAAGGCTGCCGCAGGAACACCGTCCCCAACGGTTCCATAAGCAATCCTAGAAACGCCCATTGCAATAGGCCTTGCATTTGTTACTGCCATAGTTTTAATTATTTATCCGTTTCAAAATCAATTCTAATGTTCATACAATCAAATCCATCTTTTAAGTTTTCAATACGTCCTTCCCAAGCAATATGAGCGTGACGATATTGTCCGTTTATTGTGGATATGTTTTTGAGAGAGGCACGAATAGCACGTACAGCCGTTTTCATTGCAGTACGGTTAATCATACCATTTGGGTTCAGTTTAATAAATACATTCACATTCACGGGAAGCTGACTCACAAAATCAATCGTTTCATCATCATTAGAATTAATATTTAAATGATTAATAACGATATGATTGTTTACTTCACCCGTAGCCGAACGGTCTTTGTAAATGGTCAATCCGGCATTAGCAGCTTCCACTGCTTCAAATACATAGTCTATGATATCGAATTCATCAGCCATTGTTATGCTGTTTAAATACACTTTGAATAGATTTTCTTAACCATGCTTCAGCTTGGGAACATGCACCGGTAACAACATCATATCCTTTAGCCTCAACAGCTGCCGCATATTGCATACCGGCTACACCAACAAGTACATAACCAGAATGATAGCTCGAGGCTATAGTTTCGGCCAATTGCTTACCTCTATAATTTCCTGTGGTTTTATCAGTACCTTTATCAGATTGCTGAAAATTCTCGGTAATACTTTCTCCATCCTTGCATACAACATATCCAATAGAGCTTCTCAGGTTACCTGTTTGATCTTCATAAGTATGCAACTCACGTGCATACTTGACGAACATCTCTCCGGCAGCTTGCAGCAGAATAACAATCTTTTCTTCGGCCTCTTCCTTGAAGATATCAAACCATCGGTCTATATCATCATTCGAAAATAAAGGTGTAAATCCTGTAGTATTACTCATAGATATATGACTGAATGGCTTTGGTATTGTTCCCATGAAATAATATCGACATCAATTCCTATTGAAGCGATCGACAAATGAGTAGCATTTTTATCCGCCTTTGCACGAGTGTAAAATTCTCCATGAACTTCTTTCTCATTCCCTTGAGGGTTAACCTTTATAACTACACGGGAGTTGTTTACGGGATCATAGTGCCCTTTCACCTCTATTTCCGTCGGCTGGCCACCTTCTACCCATTCACCGTTAACGACCTTTCCGCCAGTACCGGGAACGGTTACAATTGCCGTATGTGCGTTATGCTTTACCATGATTGATGCGCTCTACCTCTGGGTACCACAATATTCTTTCCCAATGTTACCGCTTTCTCAGGCTCACCATTATCGATGTACAACTCTCTAGCCTTTTGCATGTACCAGGAGCGAGGATAGGTCATTGACAGTTTATTCTCAGTAAAGTCAGGAAGTCCTCCAATCATAGAATATACATCAGCAACGGCCAAGCGGACAGAGGACTTTTGTGATACTGTATACTCCTTACTCCCATCCAATTCACGATCAGTAAGTACAGTATCTAAAAAGTCCTCTCCGTCGGCTACGCCCGGAAATGTCATTATGGTTTCCCGGATCGTCTTCATACTACTCCTCTACTTTGTTTGATTCGGGGTCAATATCCTCACCTAAGAATGAAGCAGGTACCTTATCAGTCCCCTCAGTATCTTCATTATCAGCCCATGCAGAACCATCAGCTTTGAGGATAAACATTGCATCAGGATCGTTAACTACCGGAAAAGCATTAGCCTCTGCCTTAGTCCATTCCTTGAACGGTTCCTCTGTAGAAAACTTAGAAATCAGGATGAAGTCTTTCTTCACCATGATGGCTTTCTTCTTAATAGAATCAGAAGCCTCAGCCGCAATCGGTCCGTGTTGGATATCACCGACGTTTAAATCCTCCAAAAAGCAGATACGCTTGCGTTCCCATGGATTGATTGTTTTACGCTTGTGGCTCTTATCCTCAATGCGTACAGCAGGAGAAACGGTAACGATTTGTACCGGGATTTCCTGTTCAGACAGGTACTCGTTAATCACTTTCTTGGTGATAACGATTTTAGAAGTCTGGTTCACCCAAGCTTTGATCTTATCAATTGTAGCCTTTTGTTTCTTCAATAAGGCAAAGTCAGCCGTATGCATAACAACATACTTGATTGTTACGCCCTCAGCAGATGCAGCAACAATAGTATCATCGATATCTTGCAATCCGTCTGCATTCGCAGCGTCTGCCCAATCTTTAATAGAGACTTTCTTATTTGCAGCCGGCATGCCACAACCCACGAATTCAGCTGTTACAATACCGTTATTGTTCTGAGCATTCAAGTGGAAACCGGCCTTTGACATCAATTGCATACACAACCACTCGAAACGTCCGCGAACAGAATTATATACGAAATCCTCATCCTTAAATGCGAGATTCAATACTTCCATTTGCTGTGCATCTCCCTGTGCATCACGTTGAAGCTGCATATACTCGTTGTAATCGCTCTCGTTCATACCACGCTTTACAGAGGTCTTCGGGATATCGCCGGAAAGCTTGCTGACTACTTCACGTGTCTTTTGCGGAGCGGAAGAATCGAAGCTTATCACGTCAGCAATGACAGGTGCGCCCTTTTCACCTACGAGTGTCTCCCATTTCAGAGAAGATTTAGCTTTAATTCCGAAAAAGTTCGGAAAATACATAGGCTTTACATGTCTGGTATTCAAACGTGCACCCATGTTCTTTTGATTCACTTGTTTAATTAATGATCTTTCCATTTATAAGAAGATTTTTAGATTATACAATACGGATACCTTGCGTAGTCAGACGCGCCTTGATAGCAGCATCGATCGGGAAAGGCATCGTTTTCCCGTTCACCGTTCCTCTGACAAGCAGTCCGGATGATTGGTTGGCAACTGTCAGATCGACTTTATTCATAGTGATTGGCAGTTCAGAAGTGGCAGTTCCATACAAAGGAACAGAAGATCCTGCAGCAGCTTTCGCTTTAGCCTGGATAAGGACATCACCAACGGCGGCAGCTCCAATAGTACCGCCGAGCGTAATCTTGTCAAAAGCCGAATTTGATTTGTCAATGGCGGTGATTACATCGGCTGCTTTGGCAAAATCACCTCCAAGAGTAACAGCATCACCAACGGCAAACAGATGGTTCTTTTTTACCTGGTAAGCAACTGCATCGGCAGCGGCTACAGTCTGTACGGAAGCCGTCTTAAGTACATGGTAAACACCAGTTGTCTCATCCATGACAACGATAACGAGTGGAGGCAATTCATCAAGCTTCCTGTCTGCAAAGATTGCTCCCACCAAATCAGAACGGGCAATGGTTCCGCCGCCCTGAACATCCTCAAGAATCAGCTCAATTCCGGGATGATACTGAAATTCATTTTCTCTTTTTAGATACATAGAATAAAATATTTAGGAATTAATTATTTAAGTCCCAAGTCTACCGTTCCCGGATTGTTGGGCGTTGTATCACCATCCATTAGTTTGGCCCAGTCTGCTTCCGATCTGTCCTTAGGTTGGAAACTGCCTACACTATACTCTCCACTGGCCACTTTCTCGTTAATAGTATCCTGTTGGATTTTAGTATATTCATCACTAAGAGCTTTCACTTGATCTTCAAGCGATGTCTCAGATTCAAGATTGACGCGATCAAGCCAACTCTCAGGTAGTTTAGCATTGGTAACCAAAGCCTTTGCCGAAGCCTTCTTCTCTGCTGTATCAGTTTCTTTCGACTTTGATTCAACCAACCCTTTCAATTCCTCAAGTTGTTTGTTCTGAGCCTCTATCAACTTTACGATTGTCGGTGGAAGTCCTTTATATTGGTCTTCATCCGGATCAGGTGTTTCAATCGGTTTACCGTCTTTCAAACCGTTCTTCTTTTCATAATCGGCAATGGCAGCCTGTACTGCTGTTTGAATAGCCTCTTGTGAGGGTTGCTGTGGCTGTAGTTCGGGAAGAATATTGTCTTTGAACAGCTTAATGTAGTTTTCAAGGTTCTCATCTTCCTTTTCAATGTTAAACAGCGCTTTTACCTTTGCAGCATATTTTTTGTCTATACCGGCTTTGGTAAGTGCAGCACTAATAATTTCCAGAATATTCATAAGCGATAAAATTTTGATTAATACGTTTTCCTTTAAAATATAATGCCGGGAGAACTTTCACGCATAAAAAAAGCAGCCTGTCACAGCTGCTCACTAATAATTATAATTCAATTGTAAAATATAAATTTAGACTCGCTTTTTATTTAAGAATTCCAATAGTATTGGATCTATCTTATCATACTCTCCTTTCATAAATGCTGCAAAGCTTTCTGCTAAGTATTCAGATTTAGACGAAGTAGCATAACCTGATATTTTTTTCGCATATTCATTCATTCGATAACCCAATTCATTATTTAAATCCGCTGGTAGAACTTTCCATTGAACATGATGCCCCAGTTCATGTTTTATGTAATCAGATAGAGAATTTCCAACTAAAGAGCGTCCTGCTTCCTTATATTTAAGGGCGATTTCTTTTTGAGCAGACGATAGTTTATCTATATTGGCCATTACCTTATCCCAAGCATCGTCTGATCTTTTCATATAATCAGATAATGTTTTGGCATTTTTAAGAATATCTTTATTTAGGAAAATACCACCTTCAATTGGATTATATGAAGCAATAGCATCTACTCCACTCGAAAAAGCTTTTTTCCCCTGTGCAGAAGTCGGAGATACTACTTTAATTCCACTTATATTAGTTAGATTGAAGTTATCAAATACATCTGACAACGCTCTATTAACCTCGTTTGCATTCTCAAGAGATAATCCACTATAATTTACTTCTCCTTTAAATGTCCTATCCAATGGATTCTTTTTCACATATTTGGATGCTATAAATTGAGCTTCTTCTATTGATTCAGCAGATTTGAAGGAAGATTTAATTACTTCTTGTTTAGTGTTAACGTCTACCCTCCCTTCAAACCAATCTTTATTATCGCGATAAGCATACGATTGCCGCATATATTCGTTGTTTTTCATAAAATCAATTGCACCTAATGGAATATCACGGATAATCTTATTTTCAGGAAGTCTACCTGTAAGAAGGTAATTTGCGAATTCCTCAGGAGACATCATCTTGGGCGTAGCAACACAAATACAGAATGGATGCCAACCAGTGAAAACAAATCCTTTCGGATATTCACCCTCCAATGGATCACATATTTTACACGGTTCCTTTGCGCTTTGCGAACGTCTTATATCTATACCAAGAATGAAGTCTAGTCCTTTCCATCTGTCTGAATCAGACTTTCGGTAAGCGATATTTGTTTCTGTAGAAGCTAAACGTAATGCATTCTGTTTTGATGAGCGGTATTGTCCGGGTCCGGGATGATAGTCTTTCATTGGTTGTGATGGCACCAATACACCTTTTTCATTTCTTATACGGTGAAATCTCCTGTCAGGTTCATTAAGTAGTTGCCGCACATCTTGGCTTATCAATGCAGCCGGACGACCGGCAGATAATCCACTCTCCAAATAGAATTCCAGTTGAGTTTTTGTCTGATCTGTAATATTCCAAATACGATCGTTTAGATTCATTCCATTAGTAACACGATTCTGTAGTGTTGACAGAGCCTCAACATTACGATTAAACATTCCCTGTTTGATCGTTTGGTTGATCTCCATACCTTGTATGTACATATCAATCAAATCATCATTCTTCTGATTAGATTGTTCCCATGAATCACTCTGATTACTCTTTATGTTCTCATGCAGACGGGATTGTAAGCGTAACAATTCAACCTCAATGGACTTTTCAACAGCGGAATTTCTTACCCAGACATTGCTATTCCCGGTATCAGTCCATTTCTTTAGTTCAGGAGAAACGGACATACAGAACTGATTGAATATTCGTGCTATGTCACTCTGTTGCTTGAACAGACGTTGCACATGCTGACGCTCGTAAAATGATAGTGACGGCATAACTATTCCTCCTCTTCAAGTTTTTTAAACTTACCAAACTTTTCTTCCCAAGCTATTTGCAACTGTCTAAGCATTAATCGGCCACCTTTTTTATACCTACCAAGAAGTATGATTCTCAAATCATCAGGATTTTCATACGCCAACATAACAGATCTTGTTTTGAGCCTATCCATTGTTGCTTTTACAATTTCTTCATCCGTCAATTCTGACACAGGGAGGGTTCTTATTTCTCGAATGTTTCGCATACTACATTCCTCCCATCGTTAAACCAATCATATTATTACGTTCAGCCGCTTTTTGCTCATCTTCATCCATACGTTGAAGCTCTCCGTCAACATCTCCCGGAGGTGTAAGCGGTGAATTGGAGACAACGGTTTGCTGAGAGTTAAATGCTTTACCACCATTGGCAATACTCAATATTTGAGCTTGTTCCACAGGATCTTTTGGTAATATGGAATCGAATGACACGGTAATCCAATTATCGATAAGCTGCTGGCGATACTTTATATTGGTAATGTTGGCAATACCGGCACAAACAATGGAAACACACCGCTGAATGGCCGGTCCAAAGACTTCCATATTCTCACTAGCCATGATTTCAGCATCAAGCATCATAAACCGACGGGAAACACCGGAAACATTACCGATACCCTTTAGGTTATCAAAGGATAAATCGGGCTGAGATGTTCCGCTAAATTGCTCATTGCGTGTTTCGCTAAGCTCTTCTTTGACTGAATCTATGGATTGTTGCCATGCGAGGTATTCAGCATCACCGTGATACTCTTTGCCTGTATCCGGATCCACTTTCATAGGAAAAGAGACCTCCTTACCAACCGTATTCTTTCCGGGTAGTTCCGTTTCACCAAAGGTTTTCATAATTGGCTCTGCAAAGTAGTCATTGGTATCAGCCATACGTGAGAGCCTCATCTCACGTGCATCCATTATTGCAGCCACTTCATCCCATACCGGGGCATTCATCTCTGCATAAACTACAGGAATAAGACCGAATGGATTAATCGTTTCTTTTGCTTCCCATCCACCCCAGGTTTGCGTACCGGTAATGATCTTATCGCGCGTCCAGATAATAGCACGTTCACGAATCATGTTATCCTCGGCCAACACCTGGTAACGATGGATGAAAGCATCCATATCGTCATCATCGTTGAAATGTGGGTAGAATTCATACAGAACGTTATCTTTATCCGGTAGACAGAGAATCTTAGATTTAAGGGTAGTCGTCTTGGTTCCGCTCCAATGTATGGAAATTGCAGGATAAAATACGATAGCTGCTTTTGTCTCGGACATTACCTTTCGGGCAAATCGCTTTAAAGAGGATTGCATCTTTAACTTTTTAGTCCAAACACTTTTGAACTCATTGAATCCATCATCCTGATTATCGGCATTGAGATTCATTTTTCCACCCATCATGAAAGCGGCTGCCGTACGAACGGTTTTCTTTGGGAAATTAGTAACTATACGGGCTACATCAACAACTTTATCATCAAGTCGTACAGGTTCGCCCTTTGCATCGACGAGCTTATCTGAATAGACTTCTAATCGTTTAGGTTCACGCCATCCTACGGAGGTTTTTCTACGTCTACGATCACCGTTATACTCTTCCTTATACTCTACTGGAGTACGGTTTTCAATAGTATCAACGGACAGTTCACTCACCACCTGCCCGAAATTATCTTTATTTTTTGCGAGAATAGAATAAATGTCCGGCATATTCTTTTTCTCTTAAAATATACACGACCGTCAAGTTTTATCGTTCCGAATGAAAAGATCATTTGCAACTTGCGGAGCAAGGCGGGGCGATATCGATTTCATTTTTTAATCAGTGAATTATGTCCAAGAAAAAAAGAAATCGTAGCAGAAAAAGCAATAAGCCTTGCAATGAAAAGCATGCTCAGTCATCAATCCTTAAATGGATTAAGTGTAGAATCATTGAAGCCATAAACGAATTGGCTAAGGATGGAATAAAGGAAATTATCAAATTGATACTACTATATATTTTGCTTCAATTATTGAGTTTCCTACATATAATTTAATCCAAATATTGTATTTATAAAAAGTAAAAAGCCCCGAATCATATTATCCGGGGTTACGCTTGTATTTCCTACGGGGACACTATCGAAGTGATCGGTCCCGAAATAAAGACATTCAATTCATGACTTGAACGAACTTTACTTTCATGTCCCCTTTCTATCAAAAGTTTATCTTTAAGAAACTGCTTCAAGTTCAGTTTCCGTATATTCAGAAAGTACTATCTCAAAGTTAGGCTCATCTCCAAATTGAAGTTCATTCTCAAGTACGATATATGAATGTTCTTCAGGCTCAACAAGCATGCCTGACTCACGATCAATAACGGCACCATTTTCCTCATCCGTATTAAAACCAACAACACAACCTATCTTCTTTTCAGTCTCTCCTTCTGGAGCAAACAAAACCTTATCGAATAAATTAAACTTCCTCATTTGTTTTACAATTTATATATAAATACTCATTTGATCTAATATATAACCCGAAAGAAATATTACCTTTGGATTTCAAACAATAAAAGATATGTTATGACTGATCGTAAATCCACTGGATATAAAGATGCGAATAATAAAACGATTTTTGAGGGTGACATTATTCATGACCTGCATTATGTAGGTCATGGAAAAAGAGAGCACTATTATGAAGTTGTATTTAGAAATGGCAAGCCCGGTATGATAAAAACACATGATCATAATAATTTCACTGATTTTGAAAGCTTTACTTTCACTAGCGAAGTCATTATAGGAAATAAATTCGACAATCCTGAGTTACTAAAATAGTACTCATTGTTTATCTCACTCCTGTTCCCCTTGCTACTTTTCTTCTTTGCTCACCCTTGATATTGCCTGCAAGAGATTCAAAGAACTCAGCGAGGATAGTCATACTATCCGGTGCATCATCATGCTCGTTGCCACCCTCTTTCTTGTAAGAGGTAAAGTATTTCATGAACCACCAATAGTCGGAACCTTTGGCATATTCTGTTTCATCAAGAAAATGGCAGTGTGCTTTCACCCAACCGGATTTCATAAGGATACGAGTTTCTTTGTTCTTGGTAGTTGGCCGGGCCTGTATGATACACTTGTTATTCTTAGCCTGTACTTCTTTGCGTACACCGAGTGAGAATATACGCCCACCATTGTTTGACTCTATACGCACCTGATCGCAACCGGTGTCAAGTATCATCTGAGATAGACGCGGCATAGTTATCTCTACAGCATCCTTCGTAAAAACAACATCAGTAATATACAGTTCTGTTCCGAATACGTCGGCAAATGGTGAGCTGAAGTAATCGTCTCCCTCATCGGCCACATCAGTAGCCCCTATCCTACCATCCGGATACCGCCCTTTGACATCTGCCCGTTTAAAACGTTTGAGAGCTGATTTCGGGAACAACAAGCCTTTTGCTTCGTATGGTTCCTGCATATATTCAGCCGCCCAGATAGCGTCATCCGTTTCGGCTTTCAAATCATGATAATATTCTGTTGTATGTACATCCTCGCAAAAAGAGCGATCGTTTTCATCCAACGCAGATATACGGATAATCTCATCATAGTACTTACCGTCTCTGGACTCTTCCAAGCGTCCGAGAACATCGCTAGCGGACCAACGTGTACCAATGTCTATTGAGCAGCAATTGCCCTCTATACGTGAATCGTGTGTACCTTGCTTCCAACTCCACGTCTTTTCATTATTGTTATCAGACAATGCATCTTCGAGTGATTTATACAAGTCATCCGTTACGGCTAACATAGAAGCTCCGAACCCAATTACAGTACCGCCGACACCTGCGCCGAAATAAGACACCTGCCGAGCTTTCTCTAGGCTCCAGCCGTGAACGTTTTGTTTGTCTGAACGCAGTTTTATTTCAGGGAATATCTCTCTGTATTTCCTAGAGCGGATAATATCACGTGTATCGTATGACAGCTTATTATAGAGAGGATCCGCACAGGTATTTCGCATGACAGATTCTTCGGGAAAGTGGCCGAACATCCAAGATATGAAAAGTGACGTTATGTAAGATTTTCCGGCTCGAGGTGGCATACTTACAGCGAGCCGATAAATCACATTGTTAGAATAAGCAAGGAAAACACGCATAAACGCCTCAGACACCAATCTTAAGAACGGGCGCTTAGCAAAAAACTTCGGGTCCATATATAAGCAATAAGCCCAGAAATCCATCCGGGCTTGTCGCTTTCGCAATATGATCGCTGCTTCCGCTTTACGAATTAATATTTCCCTCTTCGTCAGTACCGTCACCGTCTACAATCTTTTTCAATTCATCATCAGATAAACTTTCCAAGCTACTCTTTATGCCTACTTCACCGGATATCTTATTCTCCTGCCTGTTCTTCCAATTATCCGGATCGCGATTGGTCAGGGCAAATATGACAAGTGTAGGATTAGGCTGATAATGTTTATCCGTTACCACATGCTCTTTCACTTTTACAATCGGCTTGCCGTTCTCATCTTTCTTTCCGGTATCAGCCGTTACAGTTCGTTTCTCCTGAAAAGTATAGCCACGTATCATCTTCACAAGGGATTTCTTGGCTTCGGTAACAATAAGCTCATTAAATTCATCTTCCGCCTTTTTTATAGCGTCAGAAAAGTCAGATTTTGTTTTAAGCCATTGATAGTACGTCTCCTTGGAAATGCCCACTTGTTTGCAGATTTCGGCAATGGTATAACTATCTGCACGAATGAGCTCGCAGATATTCTCCACAATCTTTTTGTTATACTTTGCCATAGGATGTTTTCAGTAAAATATAAATAATGATTATTTTTGTGCTTATAATTCTAAAAAAAAAATATGGAATTTGATCAAAAGAGTACGATGGATTCATTAAAAGAATTAATAAAACTTCACTACGAAAGAAAATGCGCTTGGCAACAACAACTACTTCTAGCATCTAGTACACTATTTGGTGTATTGATTGCACTACAAAAGGAAACATCCAGTATCCTTATAATAAGACTAATATTTGCTATTTCTTTAGTTTTTATGGCTATAGGAATTCTGTCATTATCAATAACATTATATAGTCAAATTGACGTAATAAAAAGGCTCAGGAAAAAAGCTTCAGAGCAAGCAGTTGAAGCATACAACAATAATGAACAAATGCAACCGGTTCTTATATATGAAAAAAAAGCATTTAAGGCCTTCGAGATATGCTTCTATATTTCTATCGTTTCATCTGTTATATTATTATCTATATACGTTTTGCTTAAGGCTATTTTTCCAATTTAATCATTGATTCAGCAATATCAATACAGTTCTCTAGTTCATTGACAACTGCTTTCAATTCAATGTACCTACGCTTATCTTGAGCAGTCACCACATCATTAGCGCTATTAATAGAAGTTTCTATTTCGGTCAATTGTTCTCTTTTTCTGGCTAATCTCTTTTCGAGTACTTCTTTGTAAATCATAAATGCTGTTGTTTGCATGGCGGTACATTGTTTTAGTACCGACAAAGTTAATGAATATCTTATTCGGTTATCTCTCCTAACACATCTTCTTCCCGGAAATCAAGCTGCGGGTATAATACCGATATCTGCTTTAAGTCACCTTTGAAGAACACAAGAACATTCTGATGAGTCTTGCCAATCTTCCGGGAATGATTGAATTGATTGGTCACACGCATGGCAAGTGAGCCTATCTGTGTGGCAAGTATCATCTCATTGTAATAATGTAACCCAGCGTCAAGGAAAGC